GGGAACGCTTCACCTACAGGGGTACGTTCAGTTTGAGTGCGAGAAAGCCTTAAGCGCGTGCAAAAAAGTTGATCCAACTGCCCATTGGGAAGTACGCATGGGTACTCATGAAGAGGCTGTTGCTTATTGTACCAAGAAGGACACGAGAGTAGGCTCTCCAATTAGGATGGGTAAACCTCGAGTTGTTGCTAAAGCTAAGAAAGCTAAAGTATGATAGTCCATAAAATAATCAACGCGGAGCTAATTTTTGGTACTATCCTTAGTCAAAAACTGATGGTGCCGATATGGCTACAGTCTATCAAATGATCAAAGATGGAAAGAGTGAGAACGACATTAAGGAGTATAGCTTCAGACTATGGAGTAGCCACATGATGGCTATAAGTAATGAGATTGCAGACCGTCAAGGTCAACGCTCGTGGAAGACTAAAGTAGTCGTTATCTGGGGATCTACAGGCATCGGCAAGTCAAAGTGGTGCCAGCAAACTTTTCCTGAAGCCTACTGGAAGCCGAAAGGCAAGTGGTGGAATGGTTACACTGGTCAAGACACTGTTATCATGGATGACTTCTACGGATGGTTAGATATAGACTGTCTGTTACGCGTGTGTGACAGATACCCTCTCATCATTGAGAAGAAAGGTGCTGTGGTTCAGTTCCTAGCTAAAAGAATCATCTTCACCTCAAATCGACCTTGGGCCGAATGGTACAAGTGTTGGAGGCCAGAGCATATCAACGCAATGAGAAGGAGAATAGAATTTGAGTTTCATGGAGATTTATTTGAAGAAGCCGAAGGCGTAACTAGAGTGACCTGGGAGCGGCATGAAAAGGATGACGCCGGGCGGGACGGGTGGGTGCCTTGCGATGGTCCACAAGAGTTTAACAACGATATCTGTAGAGAGTAAATACATTGTATTCAAGACAACTTGTGCAGTTTATCTGCTGCGTACAGTCTCTGTAGCGCGATTTCAAACTTGGCTAAATGGCCAGTCATTGCATTCAGCTGAACTCCCATTCCTGGTCCAATAAGAAAGTTCCTGTGTACGTGCTTGATGAGTTGGCGGAGGTGTTCGATGCCATCGTTAAAGTCGGCGCTGATGCTTGCATCTTCCTGCTCGTCTTCTTCGAGATGCTGCGTGTCGTCGTCGATTACGATTGGTTGATCTCTCCAGCTTACTAGCCTGTCAGCTCCCATTTCCATTTCTTCGTCGTCAGAAAACTCGTACTCGTTGCTTGCTGCCATTTCCGCTGCGCAAAAAGAATAATGAAAAAAGTGAGCAGATTTATTTCTGACCTGAATTGAAAACCAGCGGCAGATATTTTTGAAAATTCCAACGATCACTTTTTGCAGCTCTGATCACATCATCTCATTTTTCAAAATTCCGCGTGACGTCAACACCGTTCTCTTTGAGATAGCCGAAACTAAGTCTCTGCTCGAAGACTGGTTAGTGCACACTCCTTCTTACGCAAAAGAAAAACGCAACTTGACAAACAAACTCTCCCGACTCGAACGAGAAATGACATCTCTTGGTTCAAAGCGCTATTTGGCGGATGCTTCATCTTCTGCGAAAAGACAACGCCTGACAGGTCGCTACGTGGCCAGACGCCCAGTTTATCAACGGATGGAAACTTCCAGTGGAAATCCAGTGCAGAGTTTGGCCAGGACTGGTGGACAGATTGCTGCCAAAGCCAATCAGAAGTACTTCGACACTACGAAGGCCGCGACTACTGTTGCTTCAGCAGGCACTATCATGAGCGATTCTCTCAATTTGATGGCTCAAGGCGCTGCTGAAACAAACCGCATTGGTAATCGAGTTAAGCTCACCTCGGTTCATGTGCGTGCTCGCCTCATTCTTCCTGCTTCTGCTGGTGCTCCTATTCAAGACACTGTTAGAGTTATGGTTGTGCTAGATCGCCAAGCTAATGGTGCTGCCCCTGCTGTCACTGATATCCTCCAGACTGCCGACTATCGCGCTTTCAACAACATGAACAACAAAGGTCGCTTTCAAACGCTGGTCGATGAGACGTGTGATCTTGACTACCAATCTGGTCAGAGCGCTGCTCCGCTTTACGCCGCTGTTAGCAAGAGCTTCATGCTGAACAAGAAAGGTCTGGGTATTGCCCTGATGTATTCAACCAGCACTCCTGGTATCGCAGATGTTCGCACCAATAACATTGTAGTTATGGCTATCTCTGCGAATGGCGTAGCCACTCTTGAGTACATTGCTCGTATTCGTTACGATGATGCCTAAGCTTGTAAACTTGTACTGATAAATACCCCCCGGAGGAGGGATCGTCAATTCAAACCCTAGCCCAATATAAAATGGCGCGTAAGCGCCGCGAGGAGCGCAGCGAACGAGCTATCATGGTCCTTGAGAAAATAATGAGAAAAGCTAAAAATCTCTAAGTCGAAATTCCCACATGCAACTTGGGAAAATCAAAAACTTAAAAGGGGGGGGGCAGGCGAAGCCAGTATTACCCCCCCCCCCATCGATCGATCGATTATTTACAAAATGTCAGTGCCACGTCGTTCAAGGAACTGGATGTTTACTATCAACAATCCCAAAAAAACAAACCCTTTAGAGTGGACCGGAGTGAGGTTTCTGGTGTATCAGAAAGAGAAAGGCGATAAGGGAACGCTTCACCTACAGGGGTACGTTCAGTTTGAGTGCGAGAAAGCCTTAAGCGCGTGCAAAAAAGTTGATCCAACTGCCCATTGGGAAGTACGCATGGGTACTCATGAAGAGGCTGTT